CCCCACGGCCCCCAGCGACTGCGCGTTGGCCGAGACGCATGAGGCGGTTCAGGCGGCGGCTGCGCTTCTGCCGCTGGCGATGAAGCTGGCCACCGGATGTCCGAGAGCCAAGGCCGCGTTTGACGACGCCGTGGCGAAGTTCATGGCCGAGGCCCGCGACGTTCAGGCCATTGCGGACAACGTCACTCCGATGAAGGGGGCTGCGTGATGTGCGGCTTCAAGCCGGGGGATGAGGTGGTGTGTGTGGACGTTATGCCTAAGCCGGGAACAGCAGTAACCGGGCTGGTCAAGGGGGCCGTCTATACGGTGAGCCGCATAGGCCCATCGGAAAACCGCGATTATCGCCATGAGATCACAGTCTTCCTTGTCGAGACGCGAAACGACGCAGGCGGCGCGTTCCCGTTCGATACCGGCTACAGACCCTCCCGCTTCCGCAAGGTCCAGCGCCGTGACCTGAGCGCATGGCTCAAGGCCTCGGTCGGCAACACCGACAAGCTGGATAAGCGCGCTCCCGTGAAGGAGGGCGTGTGATGCGAATCCACGTCCTCACCTGGTTCACCCGCCCCGACCCGGTAGCCCGCGCCCTCTCCAATCTGGAGGACGCCCGCCAGAACTTCGCCGAGGCCTACCGCGAACACCGCACCGCCACGGACCGCCAGGACTCCCGCCGCATGGGCATGTCCGCCGCCGTCCTGCGCGAAGCCAACAAGCGCCTGATCCGTGCAGAGCGGGCCTATGACGAGGCGCGGGCATGATCGGAATAGGTGGGAAAATCGCCGCAACAGGCGTGATCATTGGCCTGTTCTATGTGGTGTTGGACATTCGCAGTGGCGGCAAGGTTCCGCGCTGGGTCGAGCGGTTCGTTCTGTCAACCGCTGTCGCCGTCACCCTGCTGGGCGCTTTGCTCGCTGTGTGGTCGGCATGACGGAAGACGACCTGCAAAAGGCGGTTGTCCGGTTCATCGGGATCGCCGCCCCTCAACTGCTGGTATTCCATCCAGCAAATGGCGGTTTCCGCAACGTGCGCGAGGCCGCCAAGTTGAAGGCCATGGGCGTGAAGGCTGGGGTTGCTGATCTGGCGATCACTCTGCCTGACAACCGTTCGGCCTTCATCGAACTGAAAACCAAGGCCGGGCGCCTGTCGCCACATCAGGCCGAATTCCAATCAACCTGCGACCGCCTCGGCATCCCCTACGCCGTCTGCCGCTCGATTGAAGAGGTCGCGGAGACCCTTCGCGGCTGGGGTGTCCAACTGAGAGCGAGATCACCGGAATGAGCCTTTCCTTTACAGGTGCGGGAGCCTTCGCCACCTCCCGGCGCGGCGGCGTCGACGCCAGCGAGATCTACCGCCTTCAGAAGAAGTTTCCGCGGGCTGGAGCCCAGACGCTTTCCGCCATGCTCGGCGTGTCTATGGAGACGGTGCAGGCGCTCATGTATCGGCCGGCCGCCGAGGTGCAGCCGACCCCGGCCAAGACGCCCGCCGAAGAGCCATGGCCCTTCAACAAGGCGCCCAAGGCCGTCGAGAACGTCGTGCGCAGCTTCGCGCAAAGCCGCGACGTCTGCCTGATCGACCTGGTTCGCCCTGAGCGTGGATCGCAGGGGCGGATGCTGGAGCGCGCCATGCTGACGGCCGTGCGCGAGATCGCCGAGACCTCGTGGGAGGATATGGCGGCGATATTCGGCAAGGACCAGAAGACGATCCGCCGGGACGTGAAGGAATACTACCAAAGCCTGTTCGGAGCGGCGGCATGAGGGGCCTTCGAAACTCCTGCTCCACCGCTGATCGCGTCGTGCGGTCTCATGAGCTGGTGAGCTTTGCCGCCAATGAGCTGAACGACGGAACGCCGGGAGGTGGGGTCCGAGCCCTTTGTTTCGCCGCCTCTACCCGTCTCGCGCTGGACATAGGCCCCGAGAAGGCCGGCGCCTTCTTTGAAGTGCTGTCGCGGGTCGCCCGCGAGGTCAAGGAGGTCAAAGAATGAGCCGCCTGAACTGGCACCCCCGCTATCACCGCGCCTTCCTGGAGGGGACGCAGCGCCTCTCTCTGGAGGAACGCGGCTGCTACACGACGATCCTGGACCTGATCTACGACCGTGGAGGCCCGATCCCTGACGATGCCCGCTGGCTGGCGGGATGGATGAATTGCTCGGTTCGTAAGTGGACGGCGATCCGTTCGGCGCTGATCGCAGCCGGGAAAATCATCATCGAGGGCGAGGGCAACGAAGCCGTCATCCGCAACGAAAGAGCGGACTTCGAGCTCGACTCGCAGTCGGCCCGACGCCGAGCCAACGTCGAGTCGGGATCGAGTGGCGGTCGAAAATCCGCCGAAAAAAGAGCGAAAGCCAAAGAAAACAACGACAAAGGTCAAGCGACCGCTCAAGCGAGCCTCAAGCTAAAGACAGAGACAGAGACAGTTAGTTCCGTAGATAAATCTACGGACGCGGTTCGCGTCGTGGTTGATCACGACAAGGACGCCTGGGATCAGGCCGTTTCGATCCTGACCGACCGGGGCGCTCTCCAGGAAAGGCAGGCGCGTTCGCTGTTCGGGCGCCTGCTGTCGTCCAACGGCCTTGAGGCGAGGGACATGCTTCCTTCGCTGGCCTCGGCGCTCGTCAACCAGACCCAGGACCCGGCGGCCTACCTGACCAAGGCGGCCGAGAGCATCGCCAAGCGGCGGCACGGCCCGCCTCGGGAGCGGAGGGTGGCGTGGGTCTGACAGCGACACAGAAAGCCGGAGCGGCGGGCGTCGAGATCAGGCGTGCGGCGGACTACCGGACACCGTGCCCCCAGTGCTCACCGAACCGAAAAAAGAAGAAGGACCCGTGCCTTCACGTGACGATCAAAAACGATGCGGTGCTGGTGAACTGCCACCACTGCGGATGGGGCGAAGGATATTTCAACGATGCTGGCGGAACTGGAAAAGCGCGGACTGGATGTCGAGCTGTGCAGTCGCCTCGGCCTCGTCGCTGGTGGTGACAAGCTGACGATCGAGTTCCGGCGCAACGGCGACGTGGTGCGCCGGAAATACCGGACGTTCGGCACTGAGAAGAAGTTCTGGCAGGACAAGGGCGGCGTCCGCTGCCTGTGGAACGAGGACGCCCTGCGCGAGTATCCGCGCGGCCCGGTCGTGATCACGGAAGGCGAACTGGACGCCGTGGCGGCGGTGCAGGCGGGATATCATCGCACAGTGTCGGTGCCGGATGGGGCGCCGCCACCAGGCGAACGCGGCGCGACCGACCTAGCGGAGGGTTCGAAATACGCCTGGCTCGACGACGTGGCCGACCTGCTGACGCGGGACAAAGCCCCCGAGATCATCATCGCAGCCGACGGAGACGAGAACGGCGCGGCGCTGTTGCAGGACCTCTCGGTGCTGCTGGGTCGCTTCCGCTGCAAGTTCCTGACCTACCCCAAGGCCCGCGACCCCGAGGCGCGAGGAAGGGACCGTCTCAAGGACCTGAACGAGGTTCTGGAAGACTACGGCGTCAAGGGCGTCCAGCAGACCATCGACCGCGCTGAGTGGATCAGGGTGGATGGCGTCTATCGCATGAGTCAGCTGCCACCCCTGCCGCCGCAGGTGCTGTATGAGCCGCGCTTCACCCTCTTCCGCGAGAACTTCAAGCTGCGGCTGGGAGACTTCTCAGTCTGGACCGGGACGCCGGGCTTCGGGAAGACTACCTTCGTCAACGACCTGTTCTGCGGGATCGCGCAGGATCACGACCTGACGATTGCATGGGCCTCGTTCGAGCAAGAGCCCCAGCGGGATCACCGCCGCAACCTCCGCAGCTGGTTCTGCTCGACGCCGGAATACCAGTTGGACGCGGACCAGCTTCGCACGGCTGACCGCTGGATCGATGAGCGCCACGTCCTGCTTGTCCCCGGAGAGGACGATGACGCCTCGTTGGAGTGGCTGCTCGACAAGATGGAAGTCGCGGCTGTCCGCTTCGGGGCCAGCATCTTCGTGATCGACCCCTGGAATGAGATCGAACACGCCCGAGAACGCGACGAGACGGAGACCGAATACATCGGCCGGGCGATCCGTCGGCTGAAGCGGTTCGCCAAGGCGTTCCGGGTCCATGTCGCTGTGATCGCGCACCCGACCAAGAGCGTCAAAGACGCGGACGGCAAGTACAAGATGCCCACCCTCTACGACATCAACGGATCGGCCAACTGGTACAACAAGGCCGACATCGGCGTGATCGTCCACCGGGAGAACCAGGACGACACGATCATCAAGGTCCAGAAGTCCCGCTACCACGAAATCATCGGCAAGCCCGGCGAGGTCATCATGCAGTTCTGCAAGGACGACCGCCGGTTCCGCGAGACGGAGCGGCTGTCATGACCCTTCTCCACCACAACCTGTCACGCACCCTCTACCCGGTCCTCTGCGATCTGGTGCTGAGAGCAAACGGTGCGGGACACCTGACGCCGGCCAAGGCGGGACAGATGGCCAGCAAGCCCACGGCCCAAGCGGTCGAGGCAGTCACCAATGAACTGAAGCGGATGATCCGCGTGGAAGATGGGAGGGCGCAGACCAATGGCTAAGCCCAAGCGCAAGAAGCCTACCGATCCGCAGGCGGCGGCGCGTCATCGACTGGAGCGGGAAGAGAACCGCAGGGAGATCGAGCGTCTGAAGGCTCAGGGTGACGTGGAGATCAATCTGGATCCCCGAACGAAGAAGCTCCTGTCAGCCCGCCGCGTGGACTGCTTTTCAACCCTCCTGCGGGACCATGCCCACGCCCGCGAGGCGGTGAACTGGCTGGAGGAGCTGATGCGGGACGCCTACGGGGAGAACGCGCAGGAGCGGCGCCCCGACTTCATCCGCGCGTCGAGCGAGGGAGCGCCAGGCCAGACCATCTCGCAGCGCATGATCGAGGCGAGCAAGGTGCTTGAGGTTGTCGAGGCCAGTCTTCGGCCTTGGGAGGCGCGCCTGCTGTTTGGGCTGCTGCGGCCCGACGAGGCCCTGCAATCCCGGTGGCGGGAGGTCGTGCGGCGCGTGACGGGCGTTCGGAACGAACAGCGGCAGGGCGAGCGGGTCGTCTGCGCGGCGGAAAGCCTGCTTTGGACTCGGGAGAACATTGCCGGCCTCATGAGGGCGCACGACGAGCTTAGAAAGGCGGCCTGACACAGCATCTTGGGCGTTTCTGCTTTTGTTCACGCAAGGGATTGACGATTAATCCGAATGATGGGACAAACGCCAAGGTCGCTTCGCGCGCCCACAGAAAGGCTCTGCTTCGGCGGGGCCCTTTCGGTTTGCAAGACCCTCGCGTATCTGAGGGCCGCCCGGGCTGATCACCGGGTGCAGTCTTTCTGGTCTCGGGTCTGGCAAGTCCTCGCGACCGGATCGCGGCGGCGCATCAGCCGGTTTGCGTCGTCGCCCCCTTTCGCCCGCATGGGCTACCCTCTCCAGCGCTCCTTCGGGAGGTAATAGGCACCGGCGACCGTCCTCCCCCGATCCTCGCCGGAAGCCCGCTGGTCCACCTTCGCCACCCGCACCGGACACACAGCACCGTTCACCTAGCGCATAGCCGGAGAGCGAGTGGCGAACCTTCTTTCAACCGCGCCTATTCTAGCCGGGTCCAGCACCGATCAAGGCCGGCCAAAGACGACGACACCTTAGGCCGAGAAGGCCACCGTGGCGCGGAGCTGCACGAGGGGACCTAGCCCCAACGACTGCGGCTGGATTAGCGGGAAGGGCGTCATATCGGATCACCTGAACCATGTGCGGCGCTACGGCAATGGCTGGATCAGGAATTTTGTCGGAGGGCTAGACGGCCAGCCTCGGTGAGCCGGTATTGGCCCTTGCCATCTTCAACAGCGTATCCTCGGCCCACCATCTGGTCAGAAAAGCCCCAGTGAATATTCCCTTCGCCTGGGCGAGCTTCTTGAATAGCGATCTGTCTGAGGGTTTCCAGGTCTTCAGCGTTGAGTGTGTCGTTCACGGCGGAACTCCAAATGGGGTTGGGTAACGTCGCCACTATCGGCATAGATTCGGAGAGACGCCATGGTCCCCATGAAAGCCCTCGTCGGCTTCTCCTTGGCTGACGGCTCGGCAGCTGCCGGCGCCACCTTCAACGCCAAGGACGCCAAAGCCGCTAACCGCCTGGAGGCGGCTGGCGTAGCGGAGCGGGTGAAGGCTGAGACCCAACCTGCGCCGAAGGCCGAAGCGAAGTCGGGTGGCCGCTCTAAGTAACAGCCGCCATGAGCGGTTCGGTAGCGGCGTCTGATTGAAAAACAATCAAAGGAAATCAAACGATGGCCCGAGGAGGCGCACGCCCCGGCGCTGGCCGTCGTAAGGGCGCACCGAACAAGGCGACCGTGGTTGTTAGGGATGCTGCACAGGCGTTCACCGAGGACGCGCTGAGTACGCTCGCCAGCATCATGCGGGATGACGCTCAACCCGCCGCTGCCCGTGTCGCCGCCGCCAATGCGTTGCTGGACCGGGGTCACGGGAAGCCGAAGCAGTCGCTCGACATCGACGCGCGGGTGACGACGCCCAAGACGCTCAACGACTTCTATGGCGGCGACGCTTAATCCAGCCCTGCGGGATTTCTGGCTGACGCCAGCCCGCAACCGGGTCCTGAAGGGCGGACGGTCGTCATCGAAGAGCTGGGACGCAGCGGGGTTCGCGATCTTCCTGGCTGCGAACTATCGGGTCCGCTTCCTCTGCACTCGGCAGTTCCAGAACAAGATCGAGGAGAGCGTCTACACCCTCCTCAAGATCCAGATCGAGCGCTTTGGCCTGAAGGCCGAGTTCACGATCCTCAACAACCGGATCGTCCACAACACAACCGGCTCGGAGTTCATCTTCTACGGCCTGTGGCGCCACATCGACGAGATCAAGTCGCTCGAGGACATCGACGTCTGCTGGATCGAAGAGGCCCACAACCTCACCAAGGCGCAGTGGGAGATTTTGGAGCCAACTGTCCGCAAGGACGGGTCGCAGTTCTGGATCATCTTCAACCCCCGGCTGGTGACGGACTTCGTCTACCGCCGCTTCGTCACCAACACTCCGCCCGACACGATCGTTCGGACGATCAACTACACCGAGAACCCCTTCCTCTCATCGACCATCCTGAAGGTGATCGAGGCCAAGAGGGCCGAGGACGAAGAGGAATACCGCCACGTCTATCTCGGGGAGCCTCGGGAAGACGACGACGCGGTCATCATCAAACGCTCCTGGATCATGGCGGCCATCAACGCCCGGAGTATCCTGGGCCTGCTCGCAACCGGGCGTCGTCGGATCGGCTTCGACGTGGCGGACGGCGGCGACGACAAATGCGCAACCGTCGAGGCTCACGGCATCGAGGCGGTTCGGGTCGATGAATGGAAGGCCGGCGAGGACGAACTGCTGAAATCGGCTTCGCGGGTTCATGCCCAGGCCGTCGAGGCCGGGGCGGAGATCGATTACGACAGCATCGGGGTCGGGGCCTTTGCGGGCGCCCACTTCTCCACCCTGAACGAGCAGAAGAATGCTCGGGTCGCCTATCACAAGTTCAACGCCTCGGGCGCGATCCTGAACCCCAAGGCGCGGATCGATCCGAAAGATCCGAACAGCCCGGCGAACGAGGATTTCTACCTCAACCTCAAGGCTCAGGCCTGGTGGGAGGTGGCGGCCCGTTTCCGCAACACGTTTAACGCGGTCACCAAAGGCATGCAGTTCGACGAGGGCGAGTTGATCTCGATCTCCCCCGACTGCGAACACCTGGACCTGTTGATTGACGAGCTTTCGACGCCACGGCGCGACTACGACGGGAGCGGCAAGGTGAAAGTTGAGAGCAAGAAGGACCTGGCCAAGCGGGATATTCCATCCCCAAACAAGGCCGATGCGTTCGTGATGGCGTTCGCGCCGCGCGAAGAGGGCTCGGCCGTGGCCCTCTTCCTGTCGAGGCGGAACCGCTGATGCACCCCCTCCGTCTGGTGGTGAACAACGCCCAGCGCTCGCTGCAGGCCATGTTCCCCGGCTTCTATTTCGGGGCGCCCAAGCACAACCACGCGGCGGACTTCGGTTATCCCGATCGCGTCGAGTTCGAGACCGCGTTCGAGGCGTACAACCGCTATCCACTGGCCCGCGCCGCAGTCGACAAGACGGTCGGCAAGTCGTGGGAGACGAACCCGCTCCTGCAGGAGTACCAGCGCGACGGCACCAAGGCCGGAACGCAGAAGGAGACGAAGCCGGAGGCTGATATTCGTCAGCGCTTCGGCGACTTGCGCATCTGGCAGCACATGGCCGAGTGCGACCGCCGCTCGCTCGTGGGCGCCTACTCCGGCTTGATCCTGCGCTTCGCTGACAGCCAACCGTTCAAGGCGCCGGTGACTCGCGTGCCGGGCGGCCTAGATGGTCTGGTCGAGGTCATCCCCGCCTGGGAAGGCCAACTGACCGTCAGTGAGTGGGATACCGACGAGGCCTCGAACACCTACGGTCAGCCGAAGATGTTCCAGTACGCCGAAAGTGCGGTCGGCCAGCAGAAACAGCCCCGCACCTTCGAAATCCACCCTGACCGGGTGATCATCGTCTCGCGCGACGGCACCCTCAACGGACGCTCGGCTCTCGAGCCCGGCTACAACGCTCTGCTCGACATGGAGAAGATCAGGGGCGGGGGCGGCGAGGGCTTCTGGAAGAACGCCAAGTCCGGTCTGAGCCTAGAGATCGAGAAGGACGCCAAGATCGAGGACATGGCCCGCGTCATGGGCGTCCCGGTCCAAGACGTGGTGGACAAGATCGACGAGCAAGTCGAGAGCTTCAACAAGGGCTTCGACAAGTCGCTGATGATGCAGGGCATCAAGGCGGTGCCGATCCAGGTCCAGCTTCCCTCGCCGGAGCACTTCTTTGCCATCGCCTTGCAGTCTTTCGCGGCGACCTTCTCCTGCCCGCTGAAAATCCTCGTAGGCGCCCAGACCGGAGAGCGCGCCTCGACCGAGGACAGCGAGGAGTGGGCTCGCGTAAACATGGCCCGCCGGACCAATGAACTGATCCCGGCCATCATGGCCTTTGTGAACCGCCTGGAGCGCTTCGGCATCCTGCCGCAGAAGGACTGGCACCTCGACTGGACCGACCTGACTGAGTCCTCGATGGGCGAGAAGATCGACCGGGCCGACAAGATGGCCTCGGTCAACCAGAAAATGGGCGGTGAGATCGTCTTTACCGGCGACGACATCCGCGGCGTTGTCGGCATGGAGCCGCTGAGCGACGCCGAGAAGTTCCGCGATGACGACGTCGAGGACGAAGAGGCCGCCGCTGGTCTCGAGCCTGACGACGATCCAGCCCAGGCGGCCTGATCAAACCCACAATCCGAAGGAGGCGCGCGTGCAGCAGCATGTCGTGAACGCCCGCACGTTCCTCGCGAACAAGGGCCTGACCGCTGGCGAACAGGTCCGGGTCAACATCCGCACCTTGGCCAACACGGCGGCTATCCGGCGCGAAAAGCGCAACGGCCGAGACGTGATCATCGTCCCCTCGGCCACCATGCCTGACGACGTCGTCATGAACGACATCCTCTACCCGGCCGCCGAGATCGCGAAGTCGTTCAAGTCGCTGGAGCGCACCCCGGCTCCCCTTGGCCATCCGACCATCAACGGCGCCTTCGTCTCGGCCCGCGACCCCGAGGGCATCAACCTCGGCTGGATCGGTGCCTGGAACGAGAACGTCCGACAGGAAGACGGGCGGGTTCTGTTGGACAAGGTGATCGACGTCGAGGTGGCCAACCGTACCGATGCCGGCAAGCGCGTCATCAACGCCATCGAGAAGGGCGAGCCCGTCCACACCTCCACCGGCCTGCTGGCCATGCTGGACGCCGCCAATGGCGCTGTCCCCCACAAGTTCGAAGCCCGCGACATCGAGTTCGACCACGACGCCATCCTCCTGGATGAGGAAGGCGCGGCCACCCCGGATCAGGGCGTCGGCATGATGGTCAACTCGGCGGGCAAAGAGATCCAGGTCGTGAACTCCGTCTTCCAAGAGGAAGCGGACCGCGAACTTGGATGGGCGGTCGAAAGCGCCGTCCGCGCCATCGAGAAAAGCCGCAAGGCCTCCCTGATGGAGCGAGTGAAAGCAGCCCTCATCGAGGCCCTTGCGGGCTCCGAGCGGGAACCCTCTGAACAGCAAAACAAGGAAGCTGACATGTCTGTCTCGAAAGAGCAGTTCGATGCGCTGTCCGGCGAGGTGAAGACCCTCTCGGAGAGCCTGAAGCCCGATGCGCTGGTGGCGTCGCTGTCCACCGCCATCGGCAACGCGGTTGCCGCGGCCATCAAGCCGCTGACCGAAGCCAACGAGGCCCTGGCCAACAGCCAGAAGGCCAAGGAAGACGAGGAGCTGACCGGTCTTCGCGAGAAGATCGTCAAGGCCAACCTCATGGACGAGGACGCGGCCAAGGAGCTGACGCTCAACGCCGCCCGCGCCCTGGCCAAGCAGGCTGAGCCCAAGAAGGCCGCGCCGCTGGCCAACACCGGCTTCAAGCTGCCCGGCTCGGACGCCAAGCCTGCGTTCAAGCTGCCCAAGGCGGAGGGCTGATCCCATGGCGCGTTTCAACAAGATCTACGCCGGCCCCGTCACCGAGCCGACCCCGCAGGTTCAGGAGCGCATCTGCGCCGCCGCGATCCTGCCGGGCACCGCTCTGGTGGAGTCGGGCGCCAACTTCGCCCAGGCGGGCGCCAACACGGGCGAGAAGTTCTACATCGCCCAGGACAACTACCTCGCCCTCAAGGGTGTGGATGACGCCTGGCCCGCCGGCGACACCGTCATCGGCATGGAGGCGCTGGACGAGCAGTTCTTCAACGTCCGCGTCCCCACCGGCACCAACGTCGCGCGCGGCGCCAAGCTGACCACCAACGCGGCGGGCAAGTTTGTCCTGGCCACGGCGGATCAGAACGTCTGCGTCGTCGCCGAAGAGGCCTTCAACAACAACACCGGTTCCGACCAGCTCGTGCGTGCGCGCGTGGCTCGTCGCAACGCGGCCGTCGCCTAAGGAGGGCTGACGATGCGCTACTTCGACGAACAGCTCGTCGCCAACTCGCGCCCTCACCAGCAGTGGTGGGGCGAACTGAGCGTGGCGCGCGAGCACTTCCACCGCGTGGAGGACCAGCACGCTTCGCTCTATGGCGAGATGGCCGGCGTTGCCAACGCCTCGGCCGTCCTGCCGCGCGACGCCTGGTTGGAACTGGACACCATCACCACTCGCGTCATGCGGGACGACGGCGGCCAGCCCTTCATGCGCGACCTGATGTCCCTGGCCAAGCCGGTGAACATCGGCACCATGGCCCACCTGACCCGCGTCGCCTCGGACACCAACAACCCGGTGAACCGCTCGCTGTCCGGCCAGGTCCCGGTGGCCATGGACAAGACCGTCTATGACTACCGCGGGACGGTCGTGCCGATCTTCTCGGACGGCTACGGCCGCGAATGGCGGGAGTGGAACACCCTCCAGTCCGCCAACTTCGACGCCCTGGCTGACGACCAGGAAGGCGCGCTGGACAAGATCAATCGCGACATGGCCGACTACATCCTGGACGGCGACGCCAACATCAAGTTCCAGGGCTACACCGCCTATGGCCTGCGCAACTCGTCGCTGACCAAGCTCATCAACCTGGGCTCGGCCGCCGGCGGCGCCAACATCGACCTGACCACGGCCACGCCGGATGAGCTGGAAGCGTTCTTCGTGGGGCCGTTCGGCGCCATGCTGGACGCCAACCTGATCACCGAGGCGGTCAATCTCTACATCTCCCCGGAGATCGCCCGCGCCTGGGATCGCTCGTACTCGAGCGCCGAGGGCTTCAAGCAGGGCACGGTGCGCGAGTTCGTCGCTCGCAACCGCCGCATCGCCAAGATCGAGGTGACGCACAAGCTGTCAGGCAACCAGTTCTTCGGCTTCGTGCCGAACGCTCGGTTCGTCCGTCCGCTGGTCGGCATGGCGGTCAACACCACGGCGATCACCCGCCTGAACCCGACCGACAACTACCAGTTCCTGGTCATGGGTGCGCTCGGGATCGAGGTCCGTGGCGACTACAACGGCAAGTCGGGCGTCTTCGCCTCGACGGTCATCAACTAAGGCGGCGGGGCCAGGGCTCCGGCCTTGGCCCTTCCTCCTGATGGAAGGAGATCGCCATGAGCGACACCCGCATCAAGATCACCGCCGGCGGCATCTACGGCGCTGACGGCAAGGAAATCCCGGTCGGAACCGAATTGACGGTGAAGGCGGAACCGACCGCCTGGGCTGGCCGGTACGAGACCATCTCCGGCGGCGACGCCAAGGGCAAGAAGACGGTTACGAACCCGGCCGGCGGCGACGCCAAGGGCGACCTGAAGGCCGAGCATCACGGTGGCGGCAAGTTCAATATCACCCAAGGCGAGAGCGTTCTCCTGAGCGGTCTGTCGAAGGTGGATGCCGACGCCTTCAACGCGATGTCGGTAGAGGACAAGGCCGCCTTCGTCGCCGATCAGGCCAAGGTATAACCGCTATGGCCGTGCATGGAACATCTGAAGGCTTCGACGGGTGGCTCGCCGCGCGCGGCTACCAGCTGCCGACCGGTGCGCCCAGCGCGGCCATTCTTCTCCAACGGGCGACCGATTACATCGACGGGACGTATGGTCCGCGCCTGATAGGCGATCCGGCTGTTGATCCTCTGACGACAGCTTTGGCGAACGCGGCTTATGCGGCGGCGCTGTATGACGCGCAGAACCCGGGCAAGCTGGTCATCAGCGCGACCGCTGGCGGCGCCCTGAAGCGCAAGAAGATCGATGTCATCGAGAAGGAGTATTTCGAGGGCAGCGGCGACGCCGTGGCAGACGCAACGGTCCGTCTCTCATCGGTTGAGGGATATCTTGCCCCCTTCCTCCGTCCGATCGACGCTGTGGCTGGCTTCGGCCTCTGGGCAGTTGGCTGAGCCCGTGACCTATGCGACTGTCCAGATCGTGACCCGCCGCATCGACGCAGATGATCCGCGCCTGAACGCGCACAAGATGCCGATGGCGATGGCCACGGAAACGCTTCAGGACATCATCTCGTCGGCTGACGCGCTGCAGAAGGCGATCCTCGACGACGCCCCGCTCGAGCAGCAGCAGAAAATCCGCGAGGTCGCGATGGCTCAGGCTGAATCCTACCTCGATCTCATGGCGGAGGCCGCGCGCCACGCCAGGGCCCTCAAGCCCTAATACCCCATGGCCAGACGCCCGACGCAACGACAGCTCTTCGCGGAGCTGGCGGCGAAGTTCGGCCCGGAGGTCGCTGAGGCCTTCATGGTCGTCGTCGCCGATCTGAAGTCGGGCGTCGAGTTTCAACGGCTTGTGGCCGCGATTGATCAGGGCGACCTGAACGGCGCCATGGACGCGCTGCACCTCGACCGCGCCGCCTTCCACGCCCTGGAAGCCAAGATCAACGAGGCCTTCATCGCCGGAGGGCGGGCGGCGACGTCGTCAATGCCCGCAAGCGTCGCGGTCGGGTTCCGCTTCGACCCCGGCAACCAGCGCGCCGCCGCCATCATCCGCGCGACCGCCGGGCGCCTCATCACCGGTTTGTTGGAGACCGAACGCGAGCAAGCCCGACAGTTCATCGCCGAGGGCATGGCGCGCGGCGCCCATCCTCGGGCGGTGGGACTCGATCTGGTCGGCCGCATCAGCCGCGTGACCGGAAAGCGAGAGGGCGGCCTCATGGGGCTTTCTGCCCCGCAGCGGGCCTATGTCGCCACGGCTCGCGCTGAGTTGGCTTCGGCCGATCCGAAGCTGCTGAAACACTATCTGACGCGTGGGCGCCGCGATCGTCGCTTCGACCGCTCCATCACCAAGGCGATCCGCGAAGGTCGGGCCGTGGACTCCGAGATCGCTGCCAAGGCCGTCACCGCCTATGAGCGTCGGCTCCTTCAGCTTCGCGGCGAGATCATCGCGCGGACCGAGGGCATCCCCGCCATCCGGGCTGCCAAGAAGGAAGCCTATCAGCAGCTGATCGACAGCGGCCGGGTCACCGAAGCCGAGATCGAACGGGCCTGGCACAACGCCGGGGATCGCCGCGTCAGGGACACTCACGACGCCATGGGCGGCCAGAAGGTGCGCGGCCTGTCCCAGCCGTTCCAGAGCCCGAGCGGCGCCCTGATGATGTATCCGGGGGATTCCTCACTCGGGGCCGGAGCTGACGAGATCGTGGCCTGCCGCTGCGACGAGAGCATTTCGATCAAGAGGGCGGCATGAGCATCATCACCGGTGAAGCCGAAGCCGCCTATGAGGACTTCGCCGAGGACTTTGAAGACGGCGCCCTGACGGTGCCAGGGGAGGCGACCTCCGATGGTCAGGGCGGCTGGATACCGGGCGCTCCGGTGACGCATCCCTGCAAGGCATTAGTCACCGACTACAGCGACTATCGCCGCATCAGCCTGGGCATCCCCGCCACGGATCGTCAGGTGCTGGTTCTCGGCGGAAGCCTCCCGACAGGCGTGATCCCGGCCAAGGGGCACCAAATCACCGCGCCGGACCCATCCAACGGCAGGGTCATGCGCACCTTTGACGTCATCGCAAAGACCGGCGACCCGGCCAGCGCCCTCTACAAGCTCCAGGCTCGCTGATGGTCAAGTTTACTCTGGACACTGGGGCTTGGGATCGTCTCACGGATAGGGCCGCTGAGGGAGGCCTTCGGTCGGCCTCCGGGGAATACGAGCGCCTTTTGAAGGAAGATGTGTTGAGCCGTCCCGGCACCGGCCGGATGTACGGAAAGCACCAAGCCTCTGATCCGGGCTCACCTCCGGCACGTGACCTGGGCAACCTCATCGCAAACACGAACGCCGATCCCGAAATCCGAGACGATGGGGGCGACAAGGTGGCCACCGTCACTGCCGCCGCCAAATACGCGCTCGCACTTCATGGCGGCACAGAGCGTATCGAGGCTCGCCCGTTCATGGATGTCCCGGCGAATGAAAACAGGGCGGAACTGATCAAGGCCTTCATCGAGGGAGCGAAGGATTGAACTCCACCGCTACGATCTTCGCCCGCCTGGCCGCCGTCGCCCCATCGCTGGCCACCTGGAACAACGCCCCGGCCATCTTCAACGAGACGGCGCCCGACGACTTCCTCAACCAAGAGCCGAAGCCGTCAAAGCCGTTCCTGATCATCGCCGTGCCAAGCCGTGACGAAGCGCTGGAGACCTTCACCGAGACCGGCCGGCTGATCGTTCAGGACGTGCGCGGCTATCAGCGCAGGACGGGTTCAGCGGCAGGGCTGGATGCCCTGATGCGCCAGGTCCGCGACCTCTTCCATAACCGCCCCGGCGAACTCGTCGTCACTGGCGGCAAGTGCGACGTGGCCCGCGCCACCGGCCCGATCCAGGCCCCGACTTCGGACGAGGCCTACACCGGCCGCCGCGTCACGATCCGACTGGATCTCGTCAACACCTGAACCCCGGCCCAGCCGGTCATCCCCAACGCGCCCAGGGCAGGCTGTGCGCGGCCTTTTCCATGCCTGCAAAGGAGCTGAGCTATGGCAACTCTCGTCCAAGGCGCTGTGAAGGTCGAACTCGACAAGTCGACGACCGAAACGCCCGATTGGGAAGTGATCCCCGGCGTGACCACGGCCTCGTACACTGGCGGCACGCCGCGCGAGACCGACGCCACCGATTTCGACACCCCGGTTGGCGAGACGGAGACGCTCTACGGCGCCCGCACGAACCCGCCGCTGACCTTCCAGATGCACCTCCAGCCCGGCGACGCGACGCAGGAACTGCTGTTCACGGCCTACGCCTCGTCTGAAGACGTGAAGGTGCGCCTGAAGGGACTAACCAAGGCCACCGTCTTCGTCGGCCGCGTCGTCATCGGCGAGAGCCACAGCGTTGACGGCAAGATGATGTGCGATTGCAGCATCATGCCGAAGTCGGCGCCGGTTCGCGGTGCTGCTGCCTGATGAGCGACGATCGCCGTGGGGTCGTGGAGTTGCCGCTGGGCGGCCGAACGATCCCCCTTCGGTTCACCTGGCGGGCGATTGACCAACTCGGCCGCGTCGGGGTCATCGAGACGCTCGACGTGGCCGCGTCTGGCAAGCCGGGCGACATGGAGGCTCTGGCTCGCCTAATCGTCGTGGCGAGCGACGGCCAAGTCCGTGAGGAGGAGTTGCTCGACGGCTTCGGCCTTCCGGCCGCTGAAGCATACCTCGCCGTCCTGAAGGCGTGGGCCCTGGCCTCTCGCCGGCCGTCCGGGGTTGAGCGTGCCGTAAACCCTCTGATCCGCCTCTGGACGTCGTTGAAGACGCTTTGGAGGCGGCTTTCTCGGTCGGCCTGACCGAAGCTGAGTTCTGGGATCAGACGCCCTATTTGACCCATCTCGCCATTCGGTCGCGTGGCCGCCGGGCCATTGAAATGGCGACAGCCCACGGATGGATGAGCGAGCGATTTGCTCGGGAACCGCGCCTTTCGCGCCTGTCCTATTACCTGGAGGATCGGGAGGAGGAGGTCGCGGACGCCGGTGACGCACTGATCGCCAGCTTCGCGATGATGCATGGCCTTGGAGTTGATGAGGCCCCCGACGCGGAATAGGGTTCGCCGAGCGGATGGAGGGGCATTGATGCGAACGATGGGTTGGGTGTTGGTGGCGGCTGGGATTGTCCAGATGGCGATTGCCGGAGGGATGAGCGTCAGCCTGCCCAATTATAGCGACACCGCTAATCTGGATCTGATTGCTCAGCGGGCAATGGTTTTCCAGGGCGGCGGCTTTGCATTTGTGTCGGGCGTCATTGCTCTGGCGGCGGCCCACATCGCCAAAACAATTCGCGCCAAGGCCGCCGAGTGAGATGCCGTGATGAAAGCGCTCGGTGGCGCCGTAAGTCTTTTCATTGGGATCGTGCTTTTGGTGTGGGCCTGGCAACTGGCCTTCCCTCCAGAGAGCGCACTCGTAAAGGAGGCCCGGCAAGCGGCGGAGTTTGCTTTCGGCGCGTCAGCTGATCAGTTGATCGAACGCGAGGGCAATCGCGCGAATGCTGTTTGCGGCTCGGTAAAGGGTGACGAGTTTATCTACCTGCACGGACGCCTATCGACGCGCCGGTCAATGAGCGCAGACCAATTCAACGCCTTGAAGCTGGCTTGGTGCGGGTCCGCTGAATAAACGT